TTTGTTATTTCGCAAGGGGAATAGGGAAGGGGGAGTCCCCCTTGCCTATGTCACGCATGTCACACCCCCCTTTTTTCCCTTATCCCTTTGATTTTATTAAGGGTAGGGCGTGACATAAGCGTGACAGGGGGGATGTCACGGGCGTCACGCTTCCCTTCGAAATTCCTAAAGAGGAAGGCAGTTACCTACCCTTTTTCATTTTTCTTACACCATCCCACTTTTTAAAGAAACTACTTGACTTTTCTCTCGGAGTAGGGTAGAGTAGAAGGATAATTGGGTGGCGGAATTTTTCCTAAAAAGGAGGGAAGAGATGAGAGTTTGTGTTGAAGTAAGAGAAAGAGATGTGGAAACACTTCAAAGAGTGGCGAGAGGGGTAGGGAGATCTTTTGAGTGGGTGGTACAAGAGTGTTTCTCACTCGGGATGGAGGTGGGAAAGAGTGGAAAATGGGCGACACTTTGGGGGGAAGTGGAAAAGGAAAAGAAAAGGAAAGCGAATAGGAACCGCCAAAGGCGGAGAAGACTCCGCTTAAAGGCACAAAGAATCGAAGGGCTTGTGGGAGATGGAATAGTGGAGAGGATACTGAAAGGGGGAAAAGAGGAGAAAAGTGTGCTTGAGCTTTTGAACCCGGAAGGATTGGAGTAGGTTATATTGCAAAAATTTTGCGGAATGACTCCAAAGAAAAAGAAAGGTTTCTTTTCATAAAAGAAAGAAACTTCTTGCATTTTAGGCGAATATATGATATATTATAAGGAAAATAGAAGCCGCCGAAAAAGGCGGAAAAGACTCACCTTACTAAAAAGGGAGGGAAAAAATGAAGTTGATTTATAACCTTGACGGCGAGTTTTATATCTCCACTCCTGATGGGGAATCCGAAGTGGTTCCCTACACGGAAGTAGCACGGATAGGGAAGTACTTCGGAGTATCCCCATACTGGGGAGGGGTACTTAGTGAAGGGATATACAAAGTGGAAAAGATGGAGTGTAAAATACATTCCTTAACAGAAACAGAATAGAGAGAGGAGAAGAAATGATTTCCCAAACAAAGTACCTTGTAGTAGTCGGCAAAGATCCAAAGAGAAAAGTAAAATGTACACTCGCTCTCGACATTAACCCATATCAAGTTCTTGGGTTAAGGTCGGAAGGGGATGTTACCACCCTTCTTTTGAAGATAGTAAAGAGGCGACTTTCTTATGCTGTCTCTTCCCTTCTTCGAAAAGGGAAGACCAGACAGGAAATTGAAGAGACGATAGAAAAAATCATCAATGACGAAAGAAAAGATTCTTTCCAAGAACTTTCAGAATAATACAAAAAGACTACTTGACTTTATTTACAAATTATGGTAGAATTCCCTAAAAATTAAAAATTGAAAAATGGAGAAAAAAATGCTATATTGGTCAAGAGAATTACCTTTCGTGGATGTGGTAATCCCGGAAGGCACCACGATGGAAAGACTTTTTACTTCCCTCTCTTCCCTTCCAACCCATGTAGCTTACCGCCACATGGAAGAGTTCCTTGGGTGGAGAATAATTCCTCACCATTCCCAATGGGACCTGTTCAAAGAACCTTCACCCACCAGAAAGAAACTTGGGTGGAATAAGTGTGGAGAACCTCTTTGCAATAAAGGAAAACCCTACTGCGTCACATGCTACCAATATTTCATGGAAAGTCCTCCCCAGATGTGCTTAGGGAAGTCAAAAGCTTCCCTTGTTTGCACTTCTTGTAAACAAAGATGTAACCTACCTCCATTTGACTGGGATAGGGTCCATGAATCTCTTACCTCTCCATCTTCCCGTAAGACTCTACTTGCAGAACGTTTGCGGGGTATGGGGATGACGAAAGAACAAATCACAAATATCTTGAAACATATTGCATAAGGTGTCTTGAAAGGGAGAGAGGAGATTCTCCCCTTTCTCTTTGAGGGCAACCCCAAACTCCCGTGTGGGAGAGAAAGGAGTAAGTAATGAGAGTAGTTACAAGAAGTATCAGTTACACTTTCCCGAAGGGAAAAGAAGAAATTCCAGAGGAACTTCAGGGAACCACCCGAAGGGTGGCCTATGATTCAAAAGAGGGAGAAAACCTTCAGGAGCTCATGGACCTGGAAGACCTAACCGAAGAGCAGATTTGCTCAATGGTCTATGCTTCTCTGGCTGTCCGGAAGGCTACCGCTGGGAGGGTTCATCTCATGGACGCTTCTATTGATGACGAAACCGCAAAAGAGCGGGCTCGACAGGCTGCAGAAGACTACAAGCCCGGAACTCGGAGCGGGAGTGCCTTTTCCCAGAAGGTGGGCCTTACCCAGAAAGAGGCTCTCTGGCTTATGGCAAACAACAAAGACCTTCTCCTCAAAATGGCTCAGGGTACTCTGACCGCCGAGGAGATCGCAGAAATCAAAGAAGCAGTTAAAGGTTAATCACTATTTGGGGTTGCCCTCAATTCCTCAAATCTAAAAGGAGAAAAAAATGACAGAGCAAGAAAAGTTTTTTGCTAAAATACTCAAAGAAAAGGGAGTGGATGTAGATTCTGCTCCCCCAGAGAGTAGAGTCCTTGAAATTACAATGCCTAAGGTGTTTTGGGAGATAATAGACTATCTTCCTGAAGAAATCAACAAAGCCACAATATTTACCACAATGTTGCTTTCTGCAATCGAAAATAACACTCAAATACAGGTAAGTATGATGGCATCAATGCTTCGAAAACATAACGAAACCAAAATTCCATTAGCAGAAATTTTTCACCACGCTCTTATGGGTGGGTTACCTCTTAGCTCAGTACTAAAAAGCATCGAGCGTCGATTGAAAGGAGGTGACAAAAATTGATTCGCTTCGCTTGCAAGACAGATGATGGAAGAAAAGTCTGGGTAAATTTGGGAAAAGATGGAAGGTTGAAAATTTCCAGAAGTAAGAAAACCCCTAAGGAGGCTTTCTACCACATAACCACTTCTCAGAGAAACATTCCCCCAGATGGACACATCTGCCTAACCTCTCCTGGAATGTTTCTTTACCTCACTCTTGAGGGAAGGAGAAAGTTTATGGAAGACGAATACATCTCTTTGAAGTTAGGAATGAAGAGTGTCTCCCATATCATCACCGGGTATGAAGAATGGATTAGGCACCTGGGAGAATGTAATTCCCTACCCCCAAACGCTGAGCGTCTTTGGGAGCGAGCCAACAAATGTCTTTCTCTTGCAGAAAGTGACAACCCAAACGAGGCAGAAGTAGCTTTAATTTCTGCTATTCGATGTTTTGAGAAGATCACAAAGAGTGGGTTGAGTATTGATCAAGTTTTGCCTTCCTAAGGAGAAAAGAAATGAGGAAAAGTAGATCTAAAACATGTAAAGTTCCCCGAGCTTCTCTCTATTGGGTGAAGCTTAACCTCCGCAATACAGTGGAGCATATAAACACTAAAGCTCCTCAAAGAGAATCTTCGGCTTTTCTTCTTGGATATGCTTTACAAACTCTTCGAAGTGTTCTGACGGAGGTAGAAAAATGGGAAAACTAACATTTTCTCGAAAGAGTATTTCCAAAAGCTCTTCTTTCCAAGACTTCCTCGCCCGAAAGGGCGGGGGGTCTGGAAAGACTGCTTTACTTCTTGACATCTCGGGAAGTATGGTAGAGGTAACGAAAAAAGGTCGAAGTAGATGGGAATTGTTAAAAGAAATTATACAGGAATTTGAAAAATTTCCTAAGATTACTTTTAACAACTACGCCACATACCTTCCTTCAGGAAATAGTATTCCCCATCCTGCTGGGGGTACTGAACTTTCTCCAGCTCTAAAGAAGGCGCTGGAGGTAGGAATTTTTGACATTATTGTCATAAGTGATGGGGAGATACACGACAAAGCAGAAGCTGCTGAACTTTTGTCTCGATTTAACTCCGTAAAGGGAATCTTTGTGGGAGATAAAAGCGACATTTACGGGCAGGAGTCTTTAAAAACTCTCGCCAAAGATGGATTTTTCCATGAAGATATTTCAGAGGTGAAAAAAATCCAAAACACAATCAAAGGATTTCTTCCTAAAAAAGAGGTAAAGTATGTATAAGGTGCAAACAAAAAAAGTTTTTGTTGTCAATGCTTCAGGACATGATTTTTCTCCTGCAAAGCGTTTTGGGGAACTCTACTTTCTCACTCAAGGAAGTGGGAATAGGTTTAATGTAGATCGTCTTTCAGCCCAGATAGAGAAATCCCTAAAAATCTCTTCCCCTCAAGACTTTCTTTTGCTCAGTGGAACGATGGTTTATAACTCCATAGCATTCTACCTCTGGATGAAGAAACACAAACAATGTAATCTCCTTATTTGGAGTCCCCTAAAAGGAATCTACATCCTGCGAACCTACACTGAAAGAGGGGTATCCCATGAATGTGGTGCATAAGGAATTTGATTTCCCACGTCCAGTATCCCATTCCTCTCTAACAGATTTCGAGATTTGTATGAGGAAAGGATACTGGAGTTTTCTTCGGAAAGTAAAACCAGTGGTAAAATCACCTCCTCTGAATTTTGGAGGTGCTGTACATGCTGGAGTGGAAGTCCTTGCTATGAAAGGGAGTCTTGTTGATGCTAAAAAAGCTGCTTTGTTGGAGTTTGACGATGCTGCAGCCGATTGGTTGAGGACTCTTGACCTTTGTTTCAAAATTCTTGAAGCCTATTATGACAAGTACAAAGATGATGGGTTAGAGACTATCTGGACAGAAAAATGGCTTGCTGCAGAACTTGCAGAGGGACTTGTGTATGTAGGAAAAATTGATCGCTTAGTGAATCATCCAGGGGTAGGGAAGTTCATTATGGAAACAAAAACACAACGAACTCTGAAAGTAGAAGCTTTCGATCCCAATCATCAGATTGTGGGCTACTATTTCTTGATGTCTCTTTTAGAAGATGACATTCAAGGGGTTTATATCGACCTTGTGCAAGTTGCCAAGACTAAGCAAGAGCTTATAAGAGTTCCTATAATCTTTAGGAAAGGAGTGGTGGAAGACTTTATTACAAGTAGGGTACGAATCTATGAACGAATTCTTAGAGCGCTTGACCGCTACCCTTCCGAGGAATTTCCCATGGAAACATCCGGGTGTCACTACTACAAATGCCCATACATCCCTTTGTGTAGAATGCCTATCCCACCGTCACAACTAATTCCTCCAAAGGGGTTATATAAAGAGGACTCATGGGATATCAGAACCCAAACAATTCTTAAAAGAGGGTAAAAAGAAAGGAGAAAATGTATGAGAAACTTAAAAAGTGGACGATCAAACCAACCAAGGCTTTTTTTGATTTATGGTCCTGCAGGAGCTATGAAGACAAGACTTATCTCATGCTTTCCTGCTCCTTATGTGGCAGATTTTGACAATAAACTCTTTTCCCTTGAAGGAAGTGATGTTCTTGCAGAAAGCTTTGTTTCCCACTTTACCCCTTCTTCAGGGAAGGGAAGACAAGACTCTGCTATTATTGCTCAAGAAAGTGGAGTCTCTATCATAGTAGACTTCGAACAACGGCTTCGAGGATGGGCGAAGTTTAAGGAAAGAGAAGATAGAGTAACCTTCGCTATAGACTCCTTAACTCTCTACTCCGACGCCCTTCTGCGTAGAGTGCAGGCGTTAAACCAAACGGCTAATAGACCTCCCGACCAAAACACCTTCCGTATCCAGATGGATGCGATCATGAACACAATTTCCCTCTTGCGTTCTATGAACAATCCAGTGATTGTCACTGCGCATGAGACAGAGTTAAAGGATGAAAGTTCAGGGCAGGTGCTTAAGATGGTTCCTCTCGTCACTGGTAAGCTCAAAGATCGTCTTTCTGCTTACTTCACCGATGTTTATCATGCGGAGAGACGCAATATTAAAGGAAAAACTACTGCTATTTTTACTACCTCAGGTAGTGGAATGTATGAAACAAGATGTTCCTTTAAAGACATGCCTGCAAAGCTTACATTTGATGAACTTGCAGAGTTTTTGAAGGAACACAAATCTCTGCTCGGAGGGGAGGTGAATCAGTCTTAGAGCACTATTTACTAATAACTCACAGCAAAAGGAGAAAGAAATGGCACTTATTAATGTAGATCTCAATGATGCAAAGGAACTTACTCCTCTTCCCGGAGGAACTTACACAGCAATTGTGGACAAGGTTGAAACAAGGGACAACAAAAAGGGAGATGGTCAGCATCTTTATGTGGAGATGAGCACCATCGACTGTCCTGATGAGAGTCTCAACAACCGCAAACTCTTCTACCGAGTTTCCCTTCCCAAACCTACTCACACTAAGGAAGAGAGGGGAAATGTGCTCTACTATGTTAAGCAGTTTGTGGAAGCATGTGGAGCAAGTTGGGATTCCAAAGGGTTTGACACAAACGACCTCTTGGGAGCCCAGCTTCAGGTGGGAGTAACTCTTACGGAGTACAATGGGAAGCCCTCCAATGAGGTTACTATCCTCTAACCTCATTCCGCAAGAATTTTGCTAAATAACCTCTTGGGGGAGGGAGAATTACCTCCCTCCCCTCAAGGAGAATGTTATGCTTAGAGTATTTTTATCTTTTCCCTACACAGGAGCAGAAAAGAAAGCAAAGGCTTTTGGTAGAGAACTCTCAAGGTTTTTAGTAAAGAGGGGAATTAACCCTCTTTGTCCTCATATTTACTACCCCCAATTTCTCTCTAATTCTGGAGAGGGCTACAATTTTGCTTTGGAATGTTGCAAGGATCTTCTATCCATCTCTTCCTACGCAATCTTTATTGTGCCAGAAAGTGGAAGACTGTCAAAAGGTATGTGTATAGAAGAGACTTGCGCTATAGAATTAGATGTAAGACGCACTTACCTATCCAAAGCGTTTATTTGGGAAGGTTTAACTTCTTGGGTGAAGAGTCATGTTTAAAGGATACCATTTTAGATTAGACGAAGCTGATATGGAGGAACTTAAGAGACTCTATCCTTCTCATGGAGGAGTAGTAGCAATTATTAGAGTTTTGATAAAGAACCATTTAAAGGAGGTGAGAAAAGATGGAATATCTCAGCGAGCTTCTCAACAAATCTCCCAAAGATATGACAGACGAGGAACTTGAGGAAGCAATAAACAAACTTAATGGAATGAGAAAAGCAAAACCGACCACTGCTACAAAAAAAGGAGGGAAAAAGAAGTCACAATTTGATTCTCTTGTGGCAGATTTAGTAGCACAGACAGGACTTCCTGCAGAAGAAATTAGGGCAAACCTTAAAGGAAAGGGGATAAAATGAAGGTGCATGATGTAGAAATTTCCCATATTATTGTTCCTGAACGTCTTAGGAAAGAGATGGGGGATGTAGATGGCCTTGCAAAAGATATTGAGAAACTTGGTCAGTTGGTACCTATTCTTATCACAAAAGATATGTACCTCATTGCTGGAGAGCGGCGCCTTCGAGCGATGAAGAAGTTGGGGAAGACTTTTATCAAAGCTCTCTACATGGAAAATCTTGACGAGTTGAAAAAGCTTGAAGTAGAGGTGTCAGAAAATATTCACCGGAAGCAATTCACTTGGCAAGAGGAACAAGACGCTATTGTAGCTCTGCACAACTTGCGGGTTTCTCAAAGAGGAGAACCTAAAAGGGGTCCAGGAGGAGTAGAAGGTCAGTCGCTTGAAAGAACAGCACAAGAGTTGGGAGTATCGAGGGAAACAGTGCGCCAAGCAATTCACCTCGCAGATGCCCGCAAGAAAATGCCAGAGTTGAATTCTGCAAAGAGTGTTTCTGAAGCCCAAAAAATGATAAAGAAAGCAGTGACACAGAAGCTCCTTAAAGAAGCTGCAAAAAGAGCAGAGAAAGGTGTTGTTGGAAAGCAGGTAGAAAATTTTGTAAATGGGGATTGTCTTGAAGTGATGAAGACTCTTCCTTCTGGAATGTTTTCTTTCTGTATTACCGACCCACCTTGGGGAGTGGATCTTGGAAATGTGAAGAACAAGGAGATTGAGTTTGACGATTCGTTTGATTCTTTGGAGAAACTTCTCCCCAAAGCAGCAAAAGAAATATACCGACTTTTGAAAGAAGATTCTTGGTTGGTGATGTTTTTTCCTATGGTACACTATTCTTTCTTCAAAGAGACTCTGGAAATAGTGGGTTTTGACGTAGACCCTGTTCCAATGATTTGGGATAGAGAAGTACCTATGAAGAATCCTGCACCTCATATGCACCTTTCTCGCTCCTATGAAGCAATGCTTCTTTGTCGTAAAGGGAGTGCTACTATTGTTAAACAAGGTCAAAGGAATGTGTTCAACATTCCCACAGTAGCCACTACCCAACTAATCCACTCTTCTCAGAAGCCGGTAGGACTATTGCAAGAACTTATTGAGATTCTCACTCCTGCTGGAGCTTATGGGTTTGACCCATTTGCTGGAAGTGGTGCTTTTGGATGTGCTTGCCTTATTACTAAACGGAGATACCTTTTGATTGAAAAATCTCCTGAGGTTTATGCTGAAGCACTCCAAAATGTACAAGAAACTGCGGATCTTATGGGAGGTTTGGTAAAAGGGTTAGGAGAAGTTCCTACCATTGACGAGGAGGATCTTTTTACCGATGATGAAAAAGAGTTTCTTTTCTAACGATGCACTAATCTGTGTAATTCTTGATTTCCTAAGTGGTACTTCTTTTCTCTGTGCTATTTGGGCACTTGTCCACAATGATGGAATGTTGTCAACTCGATTTATCCTTTTAGGAATCCTTTTGTGGATATGGGGGGTGTAATATGGATCTATACAACCCAGATTACTATATTACTTCAAAAGTGGAAGCTATTGAGGTAATTGAAGCTTTTGATCTTCCATACCACCTTGGGAATGTGGTGAAGTATGTATTGAGGGCAGGAAAGAAAGACGATATCTTGCAAGATTTGAAAAAAGCGAAGTGGTATCTCGAAAGGTATATAGGGAGACTTGAGGATGACAAAAAAAGAAGCGCTTGAAGAAACGGTAAGGATGTGGACATACATTGCAGAAAATAGGTGTTTGTCTAAAGTAGAATACGAGGATTGTCTGCAATGGGTAAATAACTGTCCTCTATGTGAGGTTTCCCCTCAAGGTTGTGTGGAGTGCCCTATGAGGGGAAGTTGGGGTCCTGGAAAGTTGAACTATTGTCAAGAAGAAGGATCTTTTTACCTAAAATGGGCTGATAGTAAAGACCCTCACTGGGCACGGGCAATAGCATCCACTGCGCAAGATTTACTTGATATGGAGGTGTATGATGATTAAAGTGCTTTACCACAAATCAGATCTTGATGGGTGGTGTTGTGCAAAAATTCTTAAAGACAGATACTCCGATGCAGAATGTATTGGGGTAAACTACGGAGATCCTTTACCCTTCCTACCCTTGGGTGGAAAGGTTTTTGTTGTTGATTTTTCCTTTCCTACTGATATGATGAATATTTTATGTGGGGATCACGAACTGTTTTGGATTGATCACCACAAGACATCTATTGAAAGAGCACATAAAGAAAAGTTTCTTGCAAGTGGAGGACAATTGCTTGAAGTAGGAAAGGCAGGTTGTGAGCTTCTTTGGGAGTATCTCTACAAAGAAGTTCCTATGCCATTGGTGGTTAAACTGATTGGTCGATATGATGTTTGGGATCACTCAGACCCAAGGGTGCTTCCTTTCCAGTGGGGTATGAGAAATAGAGTAACTTCTTGGGAGGATATAAATTTTAATGTAGATGTAGATGAAGTGGTAAAAGAAGGAAAACTATTACTCTCTTTTCAAGAAAAGGAGGATGAGAAATACTGTAAGTCTTGCGCCTTTCAGGTAATGTTTGGTGGAAAAGTAGGTGTTGTAATTAATAAAGCTCTTTGTAATTCTAAAGCTTTGGAAAGTGTCTACGACCCACAAAAGCATGATTTCTGTGGAGCTTTTGCATTAAGGGCGAATGGCATTTGGACAGTATCTCTTTGGTCAAAGACTATAGATGTTTCCAAGATTGCAAAGGATCATGGAGGTGGAGGTCATTGGGGTGCTGCTGGTTTTACTACAACAAAATGTCCTTTTTGATGGAGGTTATTATGGAAGTAATTTTGAAAATGCTTATTGAGACAGCTGATAGTATGTATAGAACTGCAACGGTCATGCAGAAATCCAAGAATCCAGAGATCCAAAGACACGGAGCAGAAATGATGGGAGCATCTTTATTGGCGAAAAATTGGGTTGAAGAAATCCGAGAAGATTTTTGGAAAGGAGAAAGAGCATGCACATCTTAGCTATAGCAGCGTTAATGATAAGTGGAGGAATGTTGGTACTTACCAGTGGAGCCTTCTTAGAAGGCGAATGGAAATGTGGAATTTTGTGGCTGGTGCTGTCGTTATGGGGATTTTTGGGAGGTATCCTGGCATTGGCGAGGTGAAGTCGGAAAGGCGGAAGAGATAATGTTGTTCACATGTACAAGATGTGGATATCAGATGTGCGATGATCATTACATAGCATATAAAATGCCGGATGGGCTTGTGTGTTACGACTGCCTGACAGAGAAAGAAAAAAAGTCCATGCCGAACGCAAAGAAATGGCAAGAGGATGAACCAGGGGAAAGAGTGGTTGAAATAAATATTATGGGAGAGAGAAATGAAAGTTGAAATCATCCAGGAACCACGGGAGCCGCTAAAGGTCATCGCCGTTGCGGCGAAACTGTGCTATTCGGCAGACCCGCCGGAGACGCTACTCTCCTCCGTGCGAAAGAGCAACCCGGAGAAGTTCGTTCGGATGCTCCTCGACATGGGGCATGAGTCGCCTATCGAGCATGTCTCGTGGACATTCCTTATCAGCGGAATATCGAGGGCATGCTCTCACCAGCTCGTCAGGCACAGGATAGCTTCCTACTCTCAACGTAGCCAGAGGTATGTCAAGGAAGAGGGGTTCAGGTTTGTCACTCCTCATTCCATCATTGCCGCCCAAAAGGGCAAGTGGTATGAAGAGCAGATGAAGAAGCTCTCTGCTCTCTACTCTGAACTGAACGAGGCTCTGGGGGAAAGTGGAGAGGAATCCCAGCAGGACGCAAGGTTCATCTTGCCGAATGCCTGTGAGACCCATCTGGTTGTCACCATGAATGCCCGGAGTCTGCGGCATTTCTTCACCATGCGGTGCTGTGAGAGGGCACAATGGGAGATAAGAGAAGTTGCGGATGAGATGCTGAGGCAGCTCAAGGAACGGGTCTCTATTCTCTTTGACTTCTCCGGGCCTGCATGTCTCAGGGGCAGATGCCCGGAAGGGAGTAAGAGTTGCGGGAAGGTGAAAGATGTGAAGAGGAAGTATCTGGGGAGGTGAGAAATGACCTGCATAACCCACCACCTTGCCTGTAAGTGCAGGGAGGAAAAGTTTAGGAAACTGGAAGAAGAGAACAGGGAGCTCAAAGACGAGTTGAAATCTGCGAAAAAGGTGATTGCAATGATAAACAATTTTCTCAAGCAGTACGAACGGGGAGATTATTGAATCTTCTGGGGGAGTGGCGGAATTTTGGTGAGACGCAAGGTTGGGCAACGCCAAGATAGTTGTCGGCATTATGTAGCATCCACTATCTTGGTCCTGGGGATTGGAAAAAGCCAGACGGGCGAGAAACTCGTTGTTGGGAATCGACTACCACAAGGAGAGACCATACTCTACGACAAGGCGATATCCTCATTTGCAGGTTCGAATCCTGCCTCCCCCATCCACTCATGGTGAAAGTGCAACTGGAAATTTTGTCCCATCTGTGGGACGAGGAGGTCATAATGAAACCTGAAGAAGCATACATAGAAATATATGATGACTTTTATATGACTCATTATGTGCCCCTTAAACCTACGGGTAAGTGGAAATTGAAAAGTGGCCCACTTTATCGGGATCGTATATTCATCCAGCATCAAGGGAGGTTATTCAAGAGGTGGGTATCTGAGAATTGCATTAAGTTTCTTCCAAAGGAAGAGGAAACCATCTTTAACTGTAAAGGAGGAGGAGGATCATGAAGCCTGATGGTTTCTACTGGATCGACACAGGATATGCCTGCGGGGGGATCACAATCCGAAATGGAAAGATTGTTTCAGAAGAAACTGCACCAATCTTTAGGAATCTGAAGTATTGGCCGAAGAGATGGAGGAAGTTGAGATGAAACCTGAAGAAGCAAAAATGAGTTTTGCAAACAACGAAGATGGAAAACATCTTGTGCCAGGTGGAAGAGATAGAAAGGAGGTGATAATTCATGAAGAATCCTGAGGTGTTAATTGTAAGTATCGTCACAGCAGGCATCATAATTCTTGCTGGAATCTTTTGTTTTGCAGCTGTGTATAATAACAAAATTGCTTTCTCGTATGGATATGAAAGAGTTATGCTTCCTGGGTCAAATACCTCGCAATGGCAGAAAGTGAGGGAAAGGGGGTGATTCTAATGGAGTAGCTCATAAGCAGTAAATAAACAAGCATGCATAATGTTGTATTCCCACCTGATCCTTCATTTAACAGCTCTCGAAACGGCCATGGAGGGTTGGTTGGGAACTTAACAAAAGGAGAGATCTTATGGGATATGTTCCACCTGAAGGTTCAAAAAACGCAAAAATAGCACTTGTCGGAGAAGCTCCAGGAAGAGATGAAGAGAGAATTGGAAGACCATTTGTGGGAAAAGCTGGAGGGGAACTTGATAGAATGCTGCACTCTGCAAAAATACTTCGCAGTGAGTGCTATATTACAAATGTAGTGAAGCAACGTCCTCCCCATAATGATTTTTCTATATACTACCAAACAAAAAATAAAAGCAAACCTACTCCAGAGCTGCTTAAGTGGCACCAAAGTTTGTGGCAGGAACTTCAAGAGGTTGCACCAAATGTAATAGTTGCTTTAGGCGCAGAGGCTTTCTATGCATTGACTGGATATAGAACTGTAGACAAACTTCGAGGGTACATTTTCCAGTCGCCGTATGTTGAAAGTGCCCCCGGAATTAAAGCTAAGGTTATTCCCACCTATCACCCCGCTGCAATTTTGCGTAACTACCCTAATAAGGTAGTCGGTATCTTGGACCTAAAAAAGGCTCTTAGACACTCTGCTTTTCCTGAATACACTCCCCCTAAAAGGGATCTAAAAGTTTATTTATGCTACAATGATGTAGTAGAAGCACATCAGCGTTTAATGGAAGCTGAATATGTGTCTTTCGACATAGAAACCCCTTACCATCTTGACCAACCCCAAATGCGCTTCGTGCGGTGTATTGCATTTAGTGATGCATCTGATTGGGCTATTTGTATACCTTTCACAAATGGTAATTGGGGGTACTGGAGTACATGGGAAGAGAAACGTGTGCTTCGTATGGTGCAAGACATTCTTGAAAACCCTAAATCAAAAAAGATTGCACAAAATTGTATGTTTGATATCTATTGCCTTGCAAAAATGCATGGAATTGTGCCAAAGAATATGTATCTTGACACCATGCTCGGGTTTCATTCAGTGTATGTGGAAAGTGCTGGAGATGAAATGAAGATAGGGAGTAGGAAAAAAAGGAAGGCTGGGTTAAAGAAGTCTCTTGAATTTCTTACTTCTATCTACACAGATGAACCATATTACAAAAGTGATCTTTCTTCAAGTCGGGCCAAGCGAGATGATATGGAAGAGTGGATATACAATGCTAAAGATGCTGCAGTTACATATGAGGTAGGTATGAAAATATTGGATGATATCAAAGCCTCTGGAGTAGAGACTACATTTAAAACTGCAATGTCTATGGTATCTCCTGTACTGTTTTGTGCTTTAAAAGGGCTTAAAGTAAACTTACCTCAAAGAAAGTTGCTGCATGAAAAATATCACAAGCGTATAGCTTTTTTGGAAGACAAACTGAAGGCACTTACTTACCCCGGGTTTAATCCTAAGTCACCTAAACAGCTTAGTGACTTACTATACACCAAACTTAAACTTCCTACCCAAGTTAATAGGAAAACCAAAAAAGCATCTGTAGATGCAGAAGCTCTTAAGAATTTAGAGCGTGTGAGCAACAACCCTATTTTGAAGATACTTCTTCTTCACCGAAAGGATACAAAACTATTTGGTACTTATTTGAATCCAACGCTTGATAATGGTAGGATTTGTTGTCTTTACAACATTGCCGGAACCACAAGTGGTCGTCTTGCTTCAACAGCAACTCCATTTGGATATGGCACAAATCTGCAAAATATCCCGAAAGGAGAACTTCGCCAACTTATCATCCCTGACGATGGAAAGGTGTTTATTGAAGTGGACCTTTCAGGTGCTGAAGGTTGGGTGGTGGCTTACGAGAGTCAAGATTTTGTAATGCAAAAAGCGGTAAAAGAAGGAAGGTATCATGAAACAACTGCATCAGAAATTTTTGGTGTCCCTATTGAACAGGTACAAAAAGACCAACGCCAGATAGGAAAAAAGGTCAATCATGCATCAAACTATGGTATGGGTCCTCTTACCTTTGCAGCGCAGCTTTCTACTCCTACCAAGAAAGTAAAGAAAGCTGAAGCACAATCACTTCTTGACGCTTATCATAGAATCTACAAAAGAATCAAACCATGGCATCAAGAGATTGAAAAAGAACTTATAAGGACTAAAACATTGGTAACGCCTTTTGGACGAAAGAGAATGTTCTTTGACAGAATCAACGATGCAACATTACGTTCTGCTTTTTCTTTTATTCCACAATCTACAGTTGTGCATGTAATTAACACAGCATGGGTAAAATTGATGTCTTATTATCCCTTACTTGAAGTTGTTGCTCAAGTGCACGATTCACTCTTAATTCAATGCTTAGAAAAAGATGTAGCTGAAGTGGTAGCGTGTATAAACAAAGAAATAGCTATCCCTATTACCTCTTCTCATGGAATCACCTACACAATTCCGTGGGATTTTAAAAGTGGGAAGGATTGGGGAAATATGGAGTCTATGGAGGAGGCTAATGAGCAGGTTGCTAAAATCTTGGCTGAATAGCTATTTTGAATATACTCAAGAAAGCGAAGCACCAGAAAAGTACCATTTATGGGCGGGGCTTAGTACTCTTGCTTCTGCAGTAGAGCGGAAGGTGTGGCTCCCTTTTGGTTATAGTAATATCTACCCAAATATGTATGTCATTCTTGTATCACCTCCAGGAAGGTGTCGCAAGAGTTCTGCAATTGACATTAGCACTGATATATTAAGTGATCTTAGTGGAGTTACTATGGAAAGTGAAGACATTACCACTCAAGCTCTTTATAGAGATCTTGCAGGGGTACAGAAGACCTTTCAGCTTAATGGAAAAGTTATTATCCACTCTTCTCTTTCTGTACATGCTGACGAACTTGGGAGCTTTTTTGGAGTAAAAGACCTTGCATTTCTTACTTTACTTATCCGACTCTACGATTGTAAGAATAAAGTGGAGTATAAAACAAAAAATGCCGGAGTGGATTATATCCCAAATAGCTGTCTTAATATTCTTGGAGGTATTACTCCTTCTTCTATCATAGAGTGCCTACCTCCTACTGCTATAGGTGGAGGTCTAACGTCAAGGATTATCTTTGTGGTAGAAAGAGAAAAGCGGGGAATGAAGCCTATTCCAGTATTAACAGAAAGACAAAAGCAATTGAAGAAGCAGCTAACACACGACTTAGAACATATCCACACAAACCTTCTTGGTAAGTTTTCCATTTCCTCTATAGCAAAAAAGGAGTTTGAGGAGTGGTATATAGCACGAGGGAAAAACCCAAATGAAATTCCCGACCCAAGATTCCAAGGTTACCTTGAACGTAAACCAATCCACCTTTTGAAACTTGCTATGTTGTCAAGCATTAGTAGCGGAGATTCATTGCAGATTGAGCTTAAAGATATTATAGTTGCTCGGCAACTTCTTGCTGATATTGAACCTAAAATGGCAGGAGTGTTTGGAGGTCTTGGAGAAAGCGCAACGGCACATAATGTGGATTTAGTTGCTACTATGCTGGCAGATAAGAGAAGACTGTCTCTTGCAGACATCCTAAATGCTAACTGGATGAATACAAACGAGAAAGAGCTTGAAATTGTGTTGTCCACAATAGTCAAAGCTGGTTGGGCTAAGACTATCGTGGACCCCACAACAAACACTATTTACTGGGAAAGTACTTCAAAAAACCCAAAGAAAAAAGGGTAGATTATCTCCCAGTGATCATGTCTCTACTATCTACCTTAATGGTAAATCCAGCAATAAGACTATCTGTGGCGTCATAAATGTAGACATGATATTTTCCAGCTTGCCAAGGAGTAGAGTCACTTCTGGAAAGGATACAACCGGTACCTTTTCCACTTGGCCATTCTGTAAGAGCAATTTCATAGTTTGTTCCAGTTATAGCAGAATAGTCTTTAAAAGTACCATCACTGGAGTCAAGAAATTGGGGAGTTCCTTGAGTGACTCTCTCTATTGCTGCATAAGAGCATGTATTTGTGGTTACAAAAAATATGGAGTCATTTAAAGCCCATACAGGGGTGACTGAAAGAAAAAAGATGATTAACATTTCGCAAAATTTTTGCATAATGACCTCCTTAAGAAAATGGTTAATCCCACCCCCGAAGGGGCAGGGCCAGGGAGATTACTTAACTGTTCCGTTAACCACTCCCTTTTGCACCAATTTCTGCACTACCACGGTATCAAGGAGTTCGAGAAGACTATAGCTTTTCCCGCCATACTGCACTGTCACTGTGCCAAGCTCTGCGTAGGTGGCTTTTGACACCGCATGATCCATGCGTTTCTTCTCTACAAAATTCCCATTCGCATCGAGGTAGCCTAATGAAATCGTCACCACCAACTGCTGAGATGGGACATCCCACATCATCCCGGCGAACCTTGCAGTGGTAACTGCTGGCTCGGTAATAGGGGTGCTGAGGGTGATATCCGTAGCGAATGATGTTGACGCAATCAAAATAAAGCATACTGTGAAGATGAATTTTTTCATTGCCTGGCCTCCCTTAATTCTGACCCGTGATAACCCAATTTGTACCATCACTTACAACCCTGACGTATTTCCACTGAGTAGCGAGGGAATATGTTGTGGCTCCGTCAATCGTTTCCGCAGCGTTCCCGTCCACCGTGACCGCATTGGCTGAAGAGTCAATCTTCTTAATAACATATTCCCTGCCCGTGATCCCAACCGCAGTTGGAAGGGCGATTGTGAATGCCGCCGCCGTTGAGTCGCATAGTACCACGCTATCATTTATCGTTAGAGTGTATGCCCCGGTTTCCACTACTACTGCTGTAGCAATTGCGCCATCCACCTCGATCTTCGATGTAGGAGCCGTTACACTCCCAAACCCAAGATTGCCGTTCTTGAGTAGCGTGATCGCATTCGCTCTGTTCGAGGAGTCTGTCCCATTGCCGATTACGAACAAAGGGTCTGTCGATACCCAAGTAAGAGAACTCCCTGAAGCTATATTATACTGCCCAAGGGCTACGGATGCGTAAGGTTGAGCTGTGGAATAATTCCCGAAAGCTGTGGAATACTTCCCGGAAGCTATAGAATGATACCCGGAAGTTATAGAATAACCCCCGGAAGCTCTTGTGGAATATCCGAAAGCTGCGGAATAAACCCCTGTATTTATATCATTCCAAGTAGCCCCACCGACATACCCTGCTCGGAAGGCGGCTTTCTTTGGATACCAAATTAGGTGTGGGCCTACAGATAGATCGGGTAAAATTGCCCCTCCCCCGTATGTCCCGTCCCATTGCCAGAGGTCATTAACTGTCGGCAATCCCATAATCGTTACCCCCGGATGAGGATAGTACTGCATTGCCGTCTCCGCACTTGCACTCCCCGCCCAGAAAAGCAGGAGCAACGCAATCAAAAACTTTTTCATTCTTTTCCCTCCTTCTTGCATGGTTTACACCTCATTTGATCTTCCCCCTTCCTGTTCTGATACTTTTCATCAGCGCCGGACCGAGAGGGATCCCACGCTTTACGGCCCAAATATCTTTCTCGTCAATCACGTAGGGTTTGTATCCACAATATCGGATAAATCCCCACTTCGGCTTGATCCAGAGATGGAATTTCTTCTCATAGACTTTCCGGTTTACCACCTTCCAGATCCACGGAGAAAGGAAGGATCTGGCGATCTTCCTGTCGGGGTTGATCCCCTCTGCCATCAGCTCTCCCGGTGTGGCTCTCTTCCACCAGCCCCATCTCCAGAATTTCGGGATGATACTCACCACTCTCCCGGAATTGATCTCAACCTTCTTGTCGAATTGAAATGGTGCCCGGCCAGGTCGTTCAAGCCTGTCCCGTCCCCATAGGCCATAGACGAGGGTGTGACTCACCTCCGACATATCCACCACACGACCATTCAGATAGAGATATGTGACGCTTCTCATTCTCACCTCCCAAAAGCTTCTGTAATCCTCCGGGTTACTGCCTTTCCCGATTCTCTCAGTAAAGGGATCGCCCGGAGGATGTTTCTGGACCCGCCTCGACGGCCCCGTTACTCCACCTACACATGGCAGGCGAGCTGTAATATGTGCAAGTCTTCATTGTTTCCCCATGATCTTCTCAACACTCCGGGCGCCGAAGAGGAAGATAAACACCGTCCCGATCAACCAGTAATCCCGCTCATTCAACACAATCTGCGGGAATCCGAACATAGTAGAAATCTTCGACCAGATGTAAAGACTCACGGTCCCGTAGAGAGCGAACTGCCTCCCAAGCACCTGGATTGCCCTGGCCCATCCTGGAGTATTCTGTGTCCTCAATTCTTCCATGAACACATCCCGGGCACCCTCTGTATCCTGGAACAGAAGTTTCTTTTCCCGCATAGCCTGATCCAGAACTGCGGTTTTCAATTCCGAAGCCAGCTTTATTTTTTCATTGGCGTCCGGAACGATTTTGTCCACTCCCTTCTCGATCAGATCCAGTACATCTGAGATGATTGGTATTCCTATTCCCATGATTCCCTCGCTTTCCGGAGGTCGTCACCGAGACTCTTCCCGGCAATGATCTCCTGTCTGTATTCTGCGATCGTCTTTCCCGTTGTCCCCCTCCAATCCCTTGCCGCCTGCCGGTATTGACGATATGCAGGTACGTCCATGTTTAAGAGATAATCCTCCAGATCGTACAAGTGATCCCGAAGGAACGCCTCGAAATTCTGTCTCTCGATGTCGGTCATTTTCTGCCACCCCACGGAAAACTGAAATGGTTGCCATCACCGAATCTGCCTCCCCACGCACCACCAAGAAGCTCCCAATATTTTCCAAGTTCCTCGTAGTCCTTCGTCTCGGTGAGGTATTCACCATCTTTAAACAGATTAAGGTCTTGTGCCAACTTGATATAATGGAGAGACCCTTTCATGTGGCCTGTGCCACTGGATACATACCCCTCGCCCAAGGTCAGTTCGTAGCCATGCTGGTAGGCGAACTTAATCAGCATCCCAAGCATCAAAACAAAATGCGACTGAGTTTCTCGGAGTGTCATTGGTGCCTCTCCAAATGCTTGTTAAATCTCTCCTCAAACCGGATCATCCAGTTTTTCAGGTCCTCCCATTGCCTATTCTGGTTTGCTTCAAACTCATCCCACTTCGAT